CGCAGAGGCAATCTCGGCTTTGGCTTTGATCCCTGCGTTTAACCCTCGAAAAGGTAAGCAGCACTCAGTAGTCATTGATGGGTTTTTTACTGAGTCAGCAATTAACGACAAAACAGACGTTGAAGAAATTCACGTCCGTCCAATGGTATTCGCAGGTGGTGGTAATGGTGGTCTGTTTCAAATGATCATCGGAGCAATTTTGATTGTTGTAGGTTTTCTGCTGACACCAATGTTCCCTATGTTAGGTCCACTATTGATTAAAGTGGGTTTGACCATGGTGTTGGGAGGGATCATTCAAATGCTCATGCCTCAACCCAAATTAGAGGGGGTGGGAGAGGATGAGATGAGATCCCAGTATCTGGGCGCTCGTGGAAACACAGTCGCCATCGGCACGACTATCCCTATGATCTTCGGTCGTCACAAGGCCTGGGGTCACTACCTCTCGTTTGACGTAGACGCAGGGGACCTGAACACTACCCCAGCCTCTTGGTACGCCTCCTCCCTTACTGATTTCGGTGAGTTGACCTACGCTGCAGCCCCTGAAGAAGTTCCTTCCCTCGATCCTCAAGAGGAAGCAGGTATTCCTATCGGGTATTTTGCAGGTCTGTCAGGAACCACTTTGTCCTTCACACCCTCCATCGATCTCCCCCAAGGTGGTGTGGATGTGATGTTCAACACTGGTCGGACACTGCATTGTTTTAACGCCGTGAGTGGCGTAACAAACTTCGTCACAGTACAGGGTGGTAATACCTCAGATTTGCCAGCTACTGGTACTCCGATTGTCTTCTCTCAGAACTACGTTTAATATGTTCAAAAATAATCAGTACATTTTCGGCGCTGGTGGTGGTGGAGATGCCCCTGATCGGGTCGATGATAACTTGTTCTCGGAAGATATTGTTGAGTTTGCACTCGCAGTATCTGAAGGCCCTATTCGAGGTCTTACTCGCGGCGCTAAAAGTTTCTATGTTGGGGATACTCAACTTGTCTCAGACAATGATGATCTTAACTTTCGAAAGTTCGCTGTAGGCGTCTACCCTGGCTACTCTGAAGAATCTTCCAAGTTTATTCAGCAGAAACTTGGAGGCACAACTTCGAATACTACAGTGAACGTTTCACTGCAGCAGAGTACCCCAGTTACTCGTCAGACTTCCGCAGTTCTAAGGAACCTGATTGATGAGATTGATATTCGCATCTATTTTCAGCGTCTGATGTATGCCAGTGATACGGGAGATACCGATTATGAAAATGCAGTGTTTGACATTGAATACAAAAAAGTATCTGACTCTATCTGGTTGAGACATACCGGAAACGCAATCACTATTCGCGGCAAGACCACCTCTGGTTATGCCAAGGACTTTACCATCTCCGTTCCCCGTATCAACGAGGACTGGATGTTGCAAGTTACCAAACATTCTATTGATAACTCAGAAACAAACATCATTGACCTGTCATGGGAAAGCTTTCAACTAACTACTAAGGGCCAGGTCAAGTATCCCTACGTCGCAGTCCTCCATGGATTGGGTGTGGCTGATGGGCAGTTCTCCAGCATCCCCGAGTTCAGTGGTGTATTTGATGGTATGTTGGTTCGTGTTCCTACGAACTATAACCCTGACCTTCGCACCTATGACGAACTGTCCCCTTGGGACGGTTCGTTTAAGTTCGCCTGGACCAATAACAACGCCTGGGTTTTATACCACCTGTTGGTTGATACCCGTTGTGGTTTGGCTGCACACTACCCACATATCGATGTGAATCGATTTGACTTTTATGAGGCCGCTAAGTGGTGTGACACCCCCACAGCAGCAGGCACTGGAACTCAACCTCGATTCACTTTCAATGCTGTTCTGAGCGAACCTCGCAACGCATTGGAAATGTTGTCCTATGTAGCAGGCAGTTTTAACGCTCTGATTTATGATGACATGTCAGGGCGTATTCACTTGCGTGTGGATCGGGATGATCCTGCAAGTCAGTTGTTCACTCCTGAAAACGTCGGTGTTGAAGGTTTCAACTATACCTACACAGATATTTCTACCCGGGTGAATGACATCTCGGTAGCATTTATTAACCCTGACTTGGATTGGAATGAAGACCGTCGGCGCATCTCTGGTGTTACTACCGATGAAGCAGCCATCGCCAAGCATGGTCGAATCCCCTTGGATTTCGTGGCAGTAGGTTGCACCAATGAGTATGAGGCCATTCGCAGGGCTCAGTATCGACTCATCTCAGCCCAAACTGAAAAGACCACTGTTAACTTCACAACAACTCGTATTGGTGTCTTGACACGTTTATACGACGTGATCCTGGTAGCAGACCCCACCATGGGTTGGAGTCAGACAGGACGTATCAAGTCTTATGATTCAAGCTATATCTATCTTCGTGATCCAATCTTTATCGAGACCAACGAGCCGTATATTCTCAAGATTCAAACCCTCAGTGGGATTCAAGAGATTACGGTTCTGGTAGAGGCCATCGGATATGTTGATCGGTTTGTACTCGGCGAGCCCATGCCTGTGGATGTGCCTGAGCAAACTGTGTTTAGCCTTGAGCAAGCCGGAGGCTTAGGCCTTGCTAAGCCTTTCCGAGTTCTGTCGGTCGAACCTGTTGAAGGGTCCCCGCATCAGTTCTCTGTGTCGGCTATTGAGATTAACCGAGCTAAGTACCCCATTGGGGATGCTGTTGCAACTATCCCTGAGTTTCGATACTCATATAAGCAACCGACTCTACCAAACGAGCCGACGAATCTTTTCCCTGTTAGTGGGTCGCTCTATACCATTGCGAACCCAACGGGTGAGATCATTGATCGAATCTTCTTCTCGTGGAAGGACGCAAGCCTTGCAAGCCCAGTGACGGGTTATGAGGTCCGATGGAGGTTGAATACTGAGAGTGAGTGGCAGGTACAAACTGTCCTCGGGAACAGTGTATATTTGTCACCTGTGATTCAAGGTCTGGAATATGATCTGCAAGTTCGAAGCCTGATGGCGACTACCAAGTCCCGTTGGGTTAGCACGACCCATACGGTTCTGACTCGCTCGATCAAACCAGTAGTACCTTTCAACCTCCTGGCATTTGGTGGGCTTTTCAAGAACAAACTCGATTGGGAGTTTGGTGCTTCCTATGATTACAAGTACGTTGAGATTTGGGGCGGCCCTACAAGCAACACTGCTACGTTCTCAAAACTGACTGAGGTTGTTTATCCTCAATCTGATTGGGAACATTTGGGGTTGGGTGTTGGGCAAATTTTCCACTACCGAGTAAGAGCACTTTCGAAAACTAATGTCTACTCTGATTGGACTTCAGTTGTTTCGGCTACTACAAGTAGTGTTCCAGGTCCGATCCTTTCGATCCTGAATAGTCAGATTAGTAGCTCTCAGTTGGTCCCAGAACTTGCTGCAGAGATTGATAGCCTTGCTGACACCAATCTCGCAGTGGTTGAACAAGGTACGGAGATTGATGGACTGAATGCACAGTACACTGTCAAGATTCAGGCCGATGGATACGTGTCTGGATACGGTCTTGCGACAACACCTGTAAACGGTATACCAACTTCCAGCTTCGTGGTTCTGGCAAATAACTTTGCCTTCGCCATTCCTGGTTCTGTGGTGCGATATCCCTTTGTCGCAGGTCTCGTTAATGGAGCTTCGACTGTAGGTGTGAACGGCGCTTTGGTGGTGGACGGCACGATTACAGCAAGTGCTATCAATACCAACGGGTTGGTGATCCGGTCAGCAACTGGGGTGCCGATCTTCGGCGCTGGTACGAACCTGGACGTGAGCTATGTCCAGGGTCTGGGTGGCTTTGCCACTCTGAACCAGATCACGGATGTTAACTCGCTGACGTACATTGCAAACGGCGCACTTACTCGTGCTCAGATTGGAGCTTTGAACGTTGGAACTGCAGACATTCAAGAGCTTGCAGTGACTAACGGTAAGATCGGAGCATTGGCTGTCAACAGTCTGAAGATTCAGAACCAATCTGTGATCGTCCCATTGTCGGTTACAGGCCCAGGGTCTCAAGCTTTCCCAAATAACACCTCTTGGTTCACAGTCCTTCAAGGTGTAATGGTTTTAGATTCCTCTTTTAATACCTCTGTGAACCCCACTGCAGGCTTAATGATGTGGGTTAAAGGACGCATCCTTGGTAATAGGGGGAGCAACGGTACTAGCACCATGTACGTTCAACTAGTTCGTATAACTGCTGGCGGTGTCGAGACCGTATTGGTTGAAGCTATAGTGAGCAACACGTATTACTCTGGTCAACCGAGCCCTCCTTATACTGATTGGAAACTTGATACAATGTTATTTGATCAACCCTCCGCTGGAACTTTTACTTACCAACTTCGAGCTAGGTTTTCTGCCGGACCTGAACCCTCCGGGTGGTACGGATTTAGTTTTTCAGGAGGTTACTTGGCAATCTTAGGAGCCAAAAAATGAGTGTTCCATATTTCTTTATCTTCAACTCAAACACAGGAGAGATTCTTAGGTCTGTCTCCTGTGATCCCGTGATTGCTGAACTTCAAACCCTTCCTGGTGAGGGTATCATTATCGCTGAACCTAACACTCAGGGTAATAGCTACTATATTGACCTAAATACTCTCACTCAAGTTCCATTTCCAGAACAACCCTCAACCTACCACCAATTCAACTACACAACCCACCAATGGTTTGACCCGAGAACCGATGGCCAACTTAGAGATGCCAAGTGGGAGGAGGTGAAAGTGTGGCGAGAAACTGCGCTTAACTCACCCCTCACCTGGAACTCTTACGTCTTCGATGCCGATGTCAAAGGTCAAACCAATTTGAAAGGTGCGGCCCAGTTGGCTCAGTTCGCGCTCGTCGCCGAACAGCCTTTTACCACTACGTTCACCCTGGCGAATAACACGGACGTAACCCTAACCGCTATGGAAATCCTCATGGTGGGGGTTGCTCTTGGCGTCAGGACTGAAGAGTGCTATGCTCGGGGCAGAGAACTCAGGGAACTGATCTATGACCCTGTTACCTCAATCGAAGATTTGGAAGGATTGCAATGGGAAAGTTCCTAATCATTGGACTCTGTATTGTTGGAGATTTAATCTCCACCTTCTGGATGATCATCGCCGCCTGCGGGAGCGAGGGCGAGTTCGAGTTCGAGCCGGTCTGAGCCAAGTCCCTCTTCTCGGTCACGCTGTAGACCCCGGGCGTGCCCGACGGGTACCGGATCGTGCAGCCGAGGTACTTCCCGGCCGTGTAGATCAGCGCCGGCGCGCCGAGCGAGCCGGTAGCGAGCCACTCGTCCTCAACGTTG